CTGGGCGACTGGCATATCAACGACATTCAGGAGATTGAGCAATGATTAGATTTAAGCCCGAAAACCTTAACGACACGCCCCGCAGGTTTCCCCGTACCCTCTCTGAGGCTTTTCCCTCTTGCCCCACATGGGGACAGGATGAAGCCCCATTGTCGGACAGGGTGCTTATGTATACCTGTGCCTTTGCTACGGGGTTCTTGACAGCCCTTTTGGTTTTCAGTTAATATCTGCCCCGTTGTCGTAGAAAGCAACTATGTCTAAGCCTCTTACACATGCTCTCGCCCTTGGTCTTCACCTATGGGTTTCTACCGAGGGCAGTTGTAAGGGGCTTTTTTATTGCCCCAACTACGATAACCGCCCATCCTGTCGGTGACCCATACGGCAGGGGATGGGGGATAGCCTCTACTGTGGGAAGGTATGAGACAGAGGCAGGGGTGGCGAAGATAGTGCCCCTTTACCGAACGACTGTCGGGTATGTGCGGCTCCGTCCAGCATTGAAGGCTCTTCCCCTTAACTGGGGAGGGCTAGGTTTTGCTCACCATCCAGCATTGAGGTTAATAAGAATAGAAGGTTAGACATTAGTAAAGGAGTTAGTAACCATGAACAGACAAGAAGCAAATCAACTCTTAAACCAAGTCAGAGAAGGTGTACTACACCCTCCCTCTGTCATCATAAAAGCCCTCACCATCACAGGAGACATACATGCTAAATGCTCTAACTTGGATAGCACTGCTGACAGCGGGTGCGCTCACAGTGATAGCCCCACTGTTCATCATGCTACTTTACAAAACATGGAAGGAGAACCGACATGACACAAGATGAAATTATTCGTTTTGCAATTAAATGTTGCCTTGTATCAACTCATAACCGTGACGGTTTATACATGGACGCATTAATAGAGTTTGCCAAACTGGTAGCCGCCAAAGCATTTGAAGAAGGTTTTTTTGCAGGGTTTTCAGCCTCTGGGGAGGGCTTTAATGGTGAGTATCCTTATGGAGACAAAGGCATAGACATAAAGACAGACCAATGGGTGTTAAATGAACTCAAAGAAGCCAGAGGTGAAGCATGATTGAAGCAATGAAACAGGCGCTTGAGGCGTTGGAAAACTCGCAGCGTTTTGTCGAAGCATCTGCCAACGCAAAGATGCTGCATGGATGGGGCGAACAGCTAGAAACAGCCGAAGATGCCATCACATCCCTGCAACAAGCCATTGCAGAGTTGGAAAGCCAAGAGCCTGTGGCTGTTGGCGAAGTTGTAAACGAGCGCGGCGAGGTTGACTACATCAGCTATGTGCCGCCTGTCGGAACAGCCCTTTACACCACCCCACCCGCAGCACAGCGGCAATGGGTTGGGCTGACGGATGAGGAAATCATCAGAATGAAAGCAGCCATCAAGGGCACACTTGATGTTCAGTTTGGTGTTTTTGCCCGCGCCATCGAAGCCAAACTCAAGGAGAAGAACACATGAGCAAACTCAGAACAGCGACCATCCCTGACCACCATAAGGTGCAGGCAACAGCTACGCTCAACGAAGCGATTGATGAAGCACCTGACACAGTGATTGTGTTGTCCTTTTGGAAAGACAAAGGTCAATTCAAAATTAAAACCAGCACCACAACAGACAGGCTTGTCATCATCGGTGCGCTGGAAGAAGCAAAACTCAAATTTCAACTGGATGGATATGTATGAATCAAAAACTTTCAACCGCAGACTATGAGGCATGGTTGGCAAGTCCATTAACCAAAGCACTTAAGCAGTCACATCAAACCGAAGTTGACGCAATCGTCAAAGACTCTGACAAGGCGTTTGAACTTCTACGCCGAGCAGAGGTAGAAATGCGCTATGCAGGATGGACAAAGTACGAAAACGACAACAGTGCAAGAAATGGCGTGTATGAACAGATTAAACAATTTTTGGAAAAGCCCGTATGAAAGATGATGATTTCAAAATGCTGGCTGATTTGGCTGGATTTAACACTGCGAAATTTGATGAACCACAAGCAAATCTACTCCGCACAAGGCTTAGAACATTTGCAAACCTTGTCGAAAACCATGTGCTTGGCGGCTACCCAGACAAAGACGGTAATAGGGATATATCCATCATGGGTCAAGGCATTGGCAGAGGACAAATCAAAAGTGTCAGTATTAGCACACCACTTGTTTGGAAGAAAGAAAACCAACAATGGAAAACATCGACCATTCGTGAATTCATGGGCAAAGACGAGGAGAACCCACAATGATTCTGAAATCACAATCTATGCGCTTTGTCATGGCAACAATGATGGATGTTGAGCATGAATGGCAAACAAGTAAATGGAAAGACAAAAGCGACATGATTGACCCTGATGTACCAATGATTGTGCAAATTGGTGACTACGGCTATGAAGTGCAATCCTGCGGCGGTGATAGTGACATTGAGGGCTTTGTCATCATGTGCAAAGATGAGCCAGTCTGCAAATGGGAAGGAATGGAGTGCATCAAACTCAAGGAGAACACATGAAAAAATAACGCTTGCATCATATAATTATCTGTGCTTATAATCTAATCCTCAACATTTAACTGAAAGGTTCGTGACCATGAAGCTGTGCAAAAACTGCAAACACATACTGCCAGGTCTAATTGGCAAGATAGACGAAAACTCAAGATGCGGCTATGACCGCCCTACAAGCCTCGTAACGGGGCTTTTACACCCTGTTGAAGCCCTACCCTTTGCCGAACTGGAAAGACGCACCACAGGCCGTTGTGGCCCTCTTGCTACCTACTGGGAAGCTGCTGACCATGTGATGACCCCAGAAGAGGAAGAAGAGATGCTGAAGGAGGCCAAGTATGTCTGACTTCACACCTGAAACCCGTAACTCTGCCATCTGGTCTGGTGACTCCCGCAAGGTAGCTTCTGGCAAGGCTAACGAGGTCATCCTGACCAAACAAGGTAAATTGGAGATTCCCGATTTATCTCAAATCGAGGCGGTTCAACTTGGTCATGTGATGGAGCCTGTCATTGGCAGACTCGCACAGGCCAAGCTAGGCGTAGAGTTAACCAAAATAGAGGAGAGTCTCACCCATGCCAAACACCCTTGGTTTAAGTCTCATTTTGACTTTGCTGGTAAACAAGGCGGTAAGACATTCCTCGTTGAAGCTAAGAACTACAACGCAGCAACTCGCAATAAGTTCGATATTGCGGGGGTCTGTCCTCCAGCAGACATGGCACAACTTGTCCACGAAGCTGCTGTATTCGGCGTCGATATGGTTTATCTCGCCGTTCTATTCGGTGGTCAGGAATTCCTCCTTATTCCGTTCACCATATCGGATGAGCAAAAGGAAGACCTTATCAAGCAAATGGCAGTCATCTGGGGACATGTCCAAGCACAGACAACCCTTCCTCCAGAAGACTTGGAACAAGTCAAACTTCTCTATCCTGTTTCAACAGAGTCGGTCAAGACAGCTTCAGCATCAGTCGAACAAGCCTGTCTAGCCCTTGCTCAAATCAAAGCCAACATCAAGGCTTTAGAAGCGCAGGAAGAGCAATACGACACCCTTGTCAGAGGCTACATGCAAGACAAAGACACACTGACCACCATAGATGGCAAAGTTCTAGCCACGTGGAAGTCAGCAAAGTCAAGCATCAAGTTCGATGCCAAGCTGTTCGAGCAATCCATGCCAGACATCTACAAGCAGTTCATGCGTGAAGTGCCTGGTTCTCGTAGATTTTTATTGAAGTGAGGTTCACCATGTTTTTTAATAAAGAAAAGAAACAACTAGAAGCATTGACTTCTTTGTTTGGCAAACTTGAAGACAAAGTTAAAACTCTGACAGCACGTTTAGAAATTCAAACAACACGCATAGATGCGTTGATGAAAGCCTACCCCTACGGGTCTAACAAGAATGGCAGTCCACGCAAGAAGCCTGGCAGAAAGGCAAAGGTGGAAGCATGAAAGCCTATCCCTTCCTCCACAAACACCCTACCACGGGCAACACCACCATGTCAGATGGGATGGATTTACGAGACTGGTTTGCTGGTCTGGCAATGCAAGGTTTACTAACAATACCTGCCAAAGAATTGTCAAATGACTTATCTGATGAATACCCAAGAATAGATAGTTATGTTTCGTATTTGTCTTTTGTAATGGCAGACGCAATGATGAAAGCAAGAAAGGAAGTTACCGAATGAAAGATATTGCTGGATATGAAGGACTGTACGCAGTCACACAAGATGGCAAAGTATGGGCATACCCAAACAAAATGCACAAAGGAAAATTTCTCAAGACTGCATTAAAAAAAGGGTATCCCTTTGTTTGTCTTTGCAAAAAGGGTTTTAAGACTATTCAAAAAAATGTTCATAGATTAGTTGCTGAAACGTATTTGCAAAATCCACACTCTTTACCTCAAGTCAATCACATTGACAGCAATAAAGAGAACAACCATATTTCTAATCTTGAATGGTGTAGCGCCAGCTACAACAAGCAGCATTCATGGGATTCAGGAACATCAACAGTAACAGAAGCAAAGCGTCAAGCATCTCGCAGAAACGCTTACATCGCACACCAAGCATGGAGAAAAAAGCATGAGCAACATAGTATCAGTGTCTGACATGGCTGTGATGGCTGACTCCATAGTCAAGTCTGGTTTTTATGGGTTTAAAACAAAAGAGCAAGTTATGGCTGTCATGCTTGTTGCACAAGCCGAAAGCAAACACCCTGCTACTGTTGTACAAGAGTACGACATTATTCAAGGCAGACCTGCACTGAAAAGTCAAGCAATGCTTGCTCGGTTTCAGCTTGCGGGTGGCACAGTACAGTGGGATGAAGTAACGCCAAATTGTGTTAAAGGAACATTCAAACACCCATCTGGAGGTAGTCTGACCGTTGAATGGACTATGGCAATGGCAAAACAAGCAGGGTTAGTTAGAGAAGGTTCTGGATGGACAAAATATCCTGAAGACATGTTGCGTTCTAGAGTCATCTCTAGAGCCGTTAGAAGCGTGTTTCCAGCTTGTATTCTTGGTCACTATGCCGTAGAAGAAGTCATGGATTTTGAGCCTAAGCCAAAGTACATGGGTAATGTTGAGAGGGTGGAGGACTTACCACAAGTTGATGAGGTTGAAGTTATTGAGGACGGTGCGTTTGCGCTATTCGTACCCAACTCAGACCAACCCTACAAACGCTACTCAACCACAGAAGACTGGATAGATGGCTATGCCGAAATGGTGTCCAGAATCTCTAACAGCCAAAAATTCTCTCTGGAGGAAAAGGCAAGCAAACTCGCTTCACTTGCCGAGTGCAATAAGGTTGTTACAGAAAACTTCTCAACAATGGATAAAGTCAAACTCAAAGGCTCAATTGTCCAGTCTGGAGGAACAGTCTCCCCAAAGCCCGACAAGTCCCAACAACCTCCCGATTCGGGACTCAGCGAGCAAACATCTTGACATGCCTGCAAAGCGGGAGAAGCCTGACACCGATGGAGGCATTAAATGAGTTTGGTTGTTTCAGGCTTGCAGCACATATCGAAAGTCTGCGGAAAGACGGACACAGAATCTTTACGCACATGGTTAATGAAAACGGCAAGAAGTACGCCAGATACTCACTCAACTGAAAGGAAATACATGTCAACAGGAAATGCACATAAAGAGATGCCTGGCTCAGGTGTCATGTACTGGGAAGAAGAGGAGATGCGTAAGTCTCCCAAAGGGCCTGACTTCAAAGGCTTTATTGTTCTGGAGATGGACTACAAAGCTGGCGAGAAACTCAAGATTGCGGCATGGCAAAAGCCAACCAGTCGAGGGCACAGCTTGCTTGCTTTGAAGGAGGATAACTGGAGCAAGAAAAAGCGTGAGGAAGAGCGAGGGGATAAAGAGGTTGTGCCATCTTACAACCGCAGACCTTCTCGTAACAATGATGAAGACGTACCTTTTTAATCACAGGGGGAAAAATGAAAATTTTTTTAATCGCGGCTTGGCTTGTTGTTTCTAGTTCTATGGTTTGGGCGGCATGTTCAACACACACGTACTACGCAAATGGTCGTATGGTTACATGCACAACTTGCTGCTACGGCAATAACTGCACAACAAACTGTTATTGATGGCAACAAAGAAGGTTTCACCCACACAGCGTAGCTTGGCTCATTTGCGTGAGCTTGGCTACCACGTTGAAATCGTTGAGAAGTGGAACAGTTTTACCAAACAACGAAAAGACCTGTGGGGATGGGCTGACCTTCTTGCTATCAGGAAGGGTGAGGTTTTGGCAGTACAGGTAACAGCCTCTGCTGTCAGTGACCGTATCAAAAAGATTATGGCCTCTGACACGCTTGCTCTTGTGCGAGATGCAGGAATTCGTGTGGAGGTACATGGCTGGCGCAAGTCAGCAAAGACCAACAAGTATGTTTTAAGAATTGAGGATATATCGTGAGTGACATGAAACCAACACCGCAACAGTTACAGATGAGCCAAGACTCTCTGAACAAAGCCAACAACAGCATGAACTACACCATCAATCTGGTGAACATGTCTTTGCAACAATTGTGGAACATCGCCTACGCCGCTGGCTTTGAAGATGCACAAGAAATTATGAAGACTGACAGAGGTCAACAACAATGAGCAAAGCGCATATTTTTGTATGTACACCTATGTATGGTGGCATGACCACAGGGTACTTCACACAGTCTTTGGTCAACATGACTACAGTGATGAGGGGCAACGATATTGACATGAGCTTTAGCTGCATGTTTAACGAAAGCCTTATCCAACGGGGAAGAAACGCTCTTGCACATGGGTTTCTACAGAAAAAAGAAGCTACCCACTTGATGTTTATTGACGCAGATATTCGGTGGAATCCCGCTGACATCGTGCCTATGATTGACGCTGACAAGGACATCATCTGTGGCATCTACCCTAAGAAAGAAATCAACTGGCATGGGGTTGAACAAGCCGTTAAAGAGGGTGTTCCTGTTGACCAACTGAAAACCCGCACAGGCAGCCTTGTCGTTAACCTTGTGGATTATCAAGGGACAGTCACAGTACCAGCACATGAGCCTGTAGAAATCTGGAATGGTGGCACAGGGTTCATGCTTATCAAGCGTGAGGTGCTGGAAGACCTAGCAACAAAGATGCCAAGTTATGTCAATGATGTAACCTTCTTGTCGGGCGAAATAAAGCATGACAGGATTGTGGAGTTCTTTGCTTGCGCTATAGAACCTGGTACAGAAAGATTGCTTTCTGAGGACTACTATTTTTGCTGGAAAGCAAGAGAACACGGATATAAGATTTACGCTGCTCCTTGGGTGGTTTTAGG